AACGATGTAGCTTTTTACTAAGTAGCTACAGAAACTTGAGCGGCAGCGTCTTCTACCTTATTAACTAGATGCTCTTTTTGAGCTTCTGCTAATTTTATATGGCTAATAACTTCTCTGACTTTTCTGTCAATCCTAACCATATTGAGAGTATACTTACCCTCGTTAAGATGCTCCTGCTCCCATTCTAGATCCAGAACCTTCTTTTGTTTGTATAGGTCCTGAAGATGTGCTTGCATCATTTATAACCTCCTCATAGGTTATTCTGTTTATCTTGGGATCATTCATTTCTCCAAGATACTCCCACTTTATATCATTTTTTCCTAATTTGTCAATGATAGCATTTTCAACATCAATAGAGGAATCAACAGATTCTATAATAAAATCTGCGTGATGTTTATAAGCGAATATTTGAATTCTTAATTTTTTAAGCATTTCTCACCGTATATTTATAATGTGGCGAGACTATGTCCCGCCACAAAATTTAGTTATGCTTACGCACCTTCAACGCCGTAGATACCTCTAAAGTCAGAAGCGCCAAAAGCGTATCTTTCTCTAGCTTTGTATCTAACGTTGCCAGTATCAAAGTCCCCTTCCATTGAAGTTGTCAATGGAGTTCTTGAGAACATTTTCATACCATTTGGAACGTCTGTGATAATGTAGAATGAATCAGGGTCAGTTAAGAAATTGTTCACTCTGTAACCTTGAGGAATCATTCCCATACTGTTGATTGCATTAAGATCATTATCAGATGTCTGAGTTCTACCTTGAGACTTCATAAGTCTTTCAGCATTGAACTGATTCGCAGAAGGAATTATCATTTTAACTCCTTTAGCTGCGATTCTTAAACCTCTTTCATCAGTCATCGCTGCAATGTCGATTAGCGATTGTTCTAATGAAGTTTCGTTTAAGTCTGCTTGCGTAGATAAAGTATTAGCTACAGTTCCCGCAATTGTTGGGTGTGCTGTAGAGAATAAGTTAACGCCGTCACCTGTTTGAAAAGCAGTTCCAGCTGCAATTGCTGGTAAACCGTTGTTCAATGGTGCTGCGCCTTTAACTTCTTTAGCATTAGACATAGATCTTGCCAAAGCTTTTGTGTATCTAGAAGAAAGTCTGTCATAAAGGTTGTCCTCTATTGCTTCTTCTGTGATAGCGAAAGCTAAAGCAATCGTTTCCATTGTGTATCTAGCAGTGTAAGTCTCTTGCGCGTCATCATATGATACGCCAGCTCCTTCTGCTTTTACGTCTGCGTTAGCGAAACCAGATAACATTACTTCCTCTTCGAAAGCTCTGTCTGATGATTCCGTTGTATAAATCTCAGCATGCTGATTTTCATACCTTTTGTATTCCAGTCCGAACAATGCGTTCAATCCTGGCTCTAGTTCTTTAACTAGTTGTGCTCTTGATATTGCCATTATGCGCTTACCTGTCCTGACCCAAACCACTGTGACTGGTTAGCCACAACTACAACAGTAGCCATACCTGAAAAGTTAGCTAATGCTGGGTTTGTTTGTGGAGTTGTAATAAGATCCTCGTTCTCAGGATCTTCTGCTGATCTTAGCAGTCTCCATTGGTTAGCAACTGCATTACTTGCAGTACCAACCGTTAATTGTGAATTTGACTGTCCAGATGTAGTAGAACCAGAATTTGCTGATGCTGCTCCATTTGCTGATACTGTCAAACCAAACGTGCTCCCCATTTGAGCTTGTGCTAATGCAGCAGTTGCTGCAAGTCTTGTATCTAATTGCACATTGTATTGCTGAAGGGGGTTGTCGATAATAAAAGCATCGACGTCTTCGCTGTTAGCGGGGGCTGTAGTTCTCGGAAAGTAGCTTGAGAACGTTGGTTTATTAGTAGTAGCGTCTGTATAGAAGCAACCATTAAATACACCAATCGTCGGTCTCGTTATAGCATCTTGTCCGTTGATTATATAGCCCGGATTGTCATTAGCACCGCCGGCAGTATCATACTGCACAGGCTGTCCTAAATAAATAGACGATCCATATCCACTATCGATTTTGTATTTGTTCTGTCCACCAGCTGCTGCTGTTCCACCTAACGCACCTGAAGGGATCAAACCAAAACCTTGAGTGTTTCTATTTGCCATAGTTTGTTTTCTCCTTGTGAACCTGCCGTCGCGAAACGGCCTCCAGTTCGGTTTATATTATTCGTTGGTGTTGAGAATTTTATTTCTTAGTACCACCGAAGTTTTTGCTTGAACGCTCGAATTTCATCGGCATTCTTTTGTCCTGATCCTTCAGTAAGTCGTTTTCTACAGCTTCGTCTTGACCTTCAGTTTGTCTTTTCTGATAATCAACACGACTTTGCGCGAGTTCTTCCGGTATCCTTGCCAGGAGAAGGCCACCTACTCCAATCACTCCAGCGTATTTTCCATCCATGACAACAGGATATTGTTCAGATTCATATTCGTCAGCTCTCACTAACTCATAACCAGATCTCAATCTACCATGAATATTCTTGGTATCATTGAAACCCATTGATTCTGCTCTTATCCATCTGTGCCTGAATCCATCGGGCGCTGTGGGTGCATCTAAAGAAGATGGAGGCTTGTACTCTTTTGGTCTTTCAGTTTTTGACCGAGTTCCAGCCGCACGAGAAGTTTTTATTGTATCTTTTTTCATATGCTTATGCTCCTTCCGTGAGTTTTAATTGTTTTGCATACTCTTCGAGTGGCACACCTAATTTTTTAGCTATTGCTACTTGAGACGATGTGAGTCTCACTTGTTTGCGACCAGGTTTTGAGCTTCTGTTAGCTGAAGCTACCGACTGAACGGCCCTGTTCGTTTGCTTAGTTTCATTATTACCAAATTTATGTCCAAAGTCAACTCTAATTCGTTTGTCAATCTCTTCATAGTATTCATTTGATTTAGGGTCATAACCTTCTTTTTCAACTAGATCTTTGTGAATTTCAAACGCAGTAAATGTCATAGCTCTGTCTGTTCCGAACCATTTATTTCTTGCAGCCCACTCTTCAGCCATAGGATCAGCTTCTGGTAATGATCTTGGTGTTTGTTCTGGTAATTGTCCACCGTCGGATAGTCTTACAGGTTTTTCTTGTTCAACTGGTTGTTCTTCTTTTCTTTGCTTTATCTTAGCATTTTCGAATGCTAATTCAGCAATTTTTTTATTTGCTTCAACTTGAGCTGTTGCATCACCTGCTTCAATGGCTGTAGCTAATTGCTTTTGTGCCATTTCCATTCCAGATTTTACAGTTTCTTCAAATTTAGCATTATAATCAGAATCAACTTTATTAAACCTTACCTGATCTTGTTTTCTTTTGTTTTCGACTGCAGCAGCGTATTCAAGAGCAGCAGCTTCTTTACGTTCTGCCTCTCTCATCTTACGAGTAAGTTTAGCAATTCTAGCTTGCACACCTTTACTGTAGTCTTCTAATTTTGAATCATCTTCCTTTTTTTCTTGTTCCGTTTTTACTTCTTCTACTACTGTTTCTTGTTCCGTTTTTTCTGGAGCAGTATCAACTACTGTTTCCTCTTTGCTTTCTTCTAGAGTTACATCGACCTCTGGTCCTGATGTATCTAGATCAACCGGCTTTTCGCTCGATCTTATTTTTTCTTCCTCTGGCATAGTGTCCTTCCTATGTTGTTAAAATTTATGCAAGATATCTGTTGGATCTTGCACAGTTGCTAATACTTCGTCATCATTAAGAAGACGAACTTCCCCACCCTCAATTTCTATTCTAGATCCTGCGTAACGTGCGAAGACTACCCAGTCTCCGACCTTGCACCATGGACCATCGCTAAATCTTTTTGGATCATTATAACAATCAGGTCCCATCGCTAAAACGTTTCCGCATTGTGATGCAACTTGTTGTCTATCAATTGTTTCAGTTCCTAATATAACTCCGCCATCAGTTTTTTCTTTCATTCTAAATGGCAAAACTAACATACGCCAACCTGTTGGCTTAGGTAATTTAGTTGCTTCTTTAGTAACTTCTTTTTCTGGTTCTTTTTCGTATTTGTCTAGTAGACCTTCTTTAATTTTTGGGACTTCTTCCTTTAAGGTCGACGACTGTTCCTGTGTTTTCATTTTTTGCTCCTTCATCTTGTTGCAGGTTAGAGATTTCCTGACGCACTGATTCCAGTGCATTTATTTGTCCTATTATATACTTGTAAGTTTCCATATTGTCAACACCACCTGATGTAACTGACAAGGCTAGTTGATTAATTCTTCTAGCTAATGCTTTTTTAAGACTTTCTAGTAGTTGTTCTGGTTCCACGTATTGCTCCTTTTAAAGTTTTAGCTTGCGCAGCATGTGTTTTTGATGCTTTTTGCAAACCTTTTATAACTTTTTTTATTTTTTTTATTTTTTTCTTTTTTAACATTTCCATCTTCTTCTAGCTTGACGGATTCGTGAGTTAGGATCGTTACGTGTTTTTGCTGATGATCGTTTGAGTTGACCTGCGCTTCTTGCACAGTACGACTTACGTCGATTTGCAGCTTTTGATCCTGGTTTCACTTTACCAGTCACGGCTGTTTTTAATTTACTTCCAGGGTTTGCTCTTCTGTAAGCAGCGACACCCTTCTTAGTCATACCTGCTCCAGATTTAGTCTTTCTATAATTACCACCTTTGCCGGTAGTTCTTCTTATAGGTTTTTCGGCCATTACTTTTTCTTAGAAGTTTTAGCAGATCTTTTAAAAGCTGCAGCAGTTGGCGCACCTTTTGATCCAGGTTTTCTAGGTTTACCACCTCTTTTTCTTTTTTGGTGGATGTTGTACCATAAACCTTTTTTAGCTGTTCTTCCGTCTTTTGTTTTATGTGTTCCTTTAGCCATTATTTTTTTCCTTTCTTTTTCTTTTTAGGAATTATTCCTTTTGCCATTAAGATATCTTTTTTAGTAATTTTACCATCACCTGAGTGATCTGGAAATTTACTTTTTTTCTTCATCTTTTTTTTCATGCTTCTCCTTTATTGTGCATTTGCGTACGCTACACACATATGACATTTTGCTCTAAAATATCTGTGTATAGGACACGGGTCTACGTGAACCTTTACATCCGGTTCAGGTTTTTTTGTAAAATATTCTATATGCTCATCTTCATCGCACTGACATGCTTTGATGTTAAATAATTTGCAAATAAAATTTTTTATTTTTTTTATCATTTTTTCTTCATCTTCTTAAAAGTCATAGCAAGTCTAGCACGTTGTCCTAACTTACCACCTTTTTTTGCAGCAGCTTTTAATTTACCTGCTGGAATCTTTTGACCTTTTTTAACGCCAAGAGATTTTCTTAAAGCTCCTGGTTTTTTAACAGCTTTTTGTATCCAATTTTTTTTAGACACTATCTATTTATTTTACCAGACTTTTTAGCTTTAGAACCAAATTTTCCGTAAGACTCATCTCTGCTAGCTTTTAACTGTGCAGGAGTTCTTTTCTTTTTGATTCTCATAGCGATAGATTCATCTTTTCTATCTTTGTAACCCTGCTTCTTTTTCTTTTTAGCAGAACCACCTTTTTTCATAGCTTGGCTACCACCAAATCTTGATTTGTATGGTCTTGTTCCAAAATCATTTCTCATTTTTTTCCTCCGTTTCTAAAAATTTGAGTTCCCTTTATACCATATATGCTCGCCACGACAAGGATCCACAAATTTGTAAACCATGACGGGAGCTGCGAGAACATGTCAAAAAACAATTTAACTTTGTCCATCGCTGTCGGATCATCTGATACGACTGCCCAAGCGAGCACCAAAACGGGCAAACTTAAAATTATAAGTACGGCCTCGTCTTTCCAGTCTGACTGTCGGGCTTCTAAAAGTTTTCCTTGGTAAGCTTCCTCACCTTGGGCCATCTTAGTGGCATGCATCAGTTGTGCATCTGACATAGCCATCTTAGTTCTCTGCTTGTTAGCATAAATTTTACTACCAGCAGAAACGGCTAATTTAATTGCCGATAACCACATGTTAGTACCAAGTAGCCTTTACAGGTTTCTTTTCTTTTCTAATAGCTCGTGTGCCTTTAACGTCTACTGTGTCTCCCTGTGCAATGTAATTTCTTCCTCTAATACTTGTTTTAGATCTTGGATCTAAATGTAAGTTTTGAGGAGATTCTTCTACAGG